CGGGCGACAAAGCCGTGGAAAGTGAGAAACCCACCCACAAAGTCTTATATTGCCGATCACACTAGTGTGTATGATCTACTCAAGCGACCGACTTTCGGGAACACTGGTCTCAACCTCATTGGCACTGTGGCTACTCCAACCGTCCTGTGTGATATTTCACCGCAGTTGGCGCCCGTTCATGGGAAGATAATTACCACGTGGGCGTTCTATAATGGAGGGCTGCGCGTGCATCTCACTTCGACGAGTGTCGTTGGAAATGGTACTCTCGTCTTCGTTCAACCGAAGTTCGATGGTGTTCAGCGCCTTAACTCACTAATCACTCTGACTGGCGCTCCTTTGAGCGTCTTTGATGGCGTTCAGATCTGGAAGAGTAGTCTCATCCCGAGTGCGACCTTCGGGTTGCCGTATTACGCGGCGACGCCGCTGTTGTTCACGCCACAGATGTTGGCTCCGCTTAACAACGCAGACATGTACGCCATTGGTGCTGTGCGACTTTTTGTTCAGAGCACCTCAAGCAATGGTGTCATGCGTTACGCGACCTCAGTTGGTGACGATTTTGAGTTGCACTTCCCACTGCCCATGCCGAAGACTACTTTTTCAGCGCCTTTTCTGGCGGGCTTAAACAGTGGGTGGCAACGGGACTTGACGCAAGATGGAGATGTGGAAGCGAATCCTGGCCCTGTGGCTATGTGGATACGAAAGAAGCTCAATAACATCATTGACGATGTTCTGGCTGACCAGACAGAGAAGGCCAAGGAGAAACTCAAGGAAGCGAAGGTTTTTCTTGCTAGACACCTGTTCGCTAACGTCGTTGAAGACATTATCGTGCCTGTGTTGTCCGCCTTCATGGATATCGCTCTCCACTTGCGTCTCATTGTCATTGAGACTAACAAGACTGTTTTGATGGCCGCTTTTACGGCCATCGCTCTGCGTGTTTATCCGTTTGTGAAGGACGGTTTTGCTACAGTTGAGTACATTCGCTCTACTTTTGAGCAGTGTCTCAAGAAGAAGATCGGTGGCGAAGATTTTGCGAAGTTTCGTCAATCCACCGATAGTATGTGGACTTCAAAGACAGATCGGGAGTCGGCTGTGGATGCCGAGGAGTATGACCACTTTATCGGGCAAGTTGAGATGGGTAAAAAGGACCATTCGATGATGGGACTTTTGACTGGATGCAACATGGGCAAGCTAGCCGCTGCCGTTTGTGTTTCGTCGCTCATTGCCGCTGTCGGCATGTTTGGTCAGTGGGTCTCCCACACCGTCGTGGACTCAGCCAAGGCGGCTGCAGAGGGCCGTTTTCTCAAGACGTGTACCACCTTAGGTAAGGTGGGTCAGGGAGTTGCAGGCTTCAAGCATATCTGGGGGGCTATTAAGGATGGTCTCGCTACGGCGATGGACTACTTCATTGAGCCTGAACCCGCCGAAGTTTGGTGGGCCGCGAAGCAGACACTTGTGCGTCGTCTTTTGGGGCGATTCCGCGCTAATACTGCGGACGGTTCGTATGCAGCGAACGTGGCCTTCATTAAGGTGCTTGGCACTTCTCCGTACGATGATCTGGTTGTTAACCGCGATCTCATCGATGACATGATTCGTTACTTCCCGCAGCTGCCTACAGATGTCGTACCTCTCGATTTGCGAGTGGATTTGCGACAGTTGATTGCAGTCAAGGCGAGGCTCAGTTCGCAAGAGAGGGCTAGCGCGCCACGTAACGAACCCGTCGGGGTTTGGCTCACTGGTACTGCAGGTTGCGGTAAGTCGGTTTTCGGCAAAGAAGTTCTTCCAGCCTTGTTGGCGCGGAAGATGAACTTACCGGGGGAGTGGCACTCTCACTTGTACCAAGTGCCGCGCAGTGAAGACCAGAAGTACTGGGATGGATATACCGGGCAGTACATTACTGCCATCGATGACTATGGCCAGAACACTGATGATAAGGACTTCATTGAGACTATTTCACTCATCAGTTCGGCCAACTGTCCATTGGCTATGGCAGCTATCGATGACAAGAATATGACATTTACGTCGCGCGTTGTCTTTGCCTCTACTAACTTGAAGAATTGTAGGGGTCTACAGACAGTGAAGGATAAGTCTGCTATTGTCCGACGTTTCCCTATTGCTGTCCACATGAAGACGCGGAATGGTGGTATGCTAGACTACGGGAAGCTTACCCGAGACATGACAGCGGCGGTTGATACGGGTTCTGATCCCGCTCTCGTTTACGATCAAGCTATCGAGCTTGAGGAGTGGGACATCGACGTCGGCAAGGCTACTGGAAAGACATGGTCCCTTGAAGGTCTCATTGACGAGATCGCTAGGCAAATTCAACAGAGAGAACATGCTCACCCTATTGGAGATATTTTAGGATCACAATACCGTGGCCGAGACCTTAAAGGTCGTGTGCAGATGGAGTGTGAGCTTGACGGCTCGGGTAGTGGGGACGATGATAACGTCCCCCACTGGTCTCAGAACTACCAGCGAGGCAAGAAGAAGAAGGGTCGCCCAGCGCCATATGTCGTACCTCGATTGAATAAGGGGTACAAACTCATGGATGGTGAGTCATACGACATCAATCTGGACGATGATGGGCCGCCACAGCCCCCGGAAAAGAAGTTCCAGGGTCTAAAGAGCATCTTTTTGATGCTCGGTATTGCCGTCGGCACAGGGCTCGTTTTGTACTTACTCGTTACCATCTTGAAGACGTGGGTCTTCGGTATGGGTGAAGAGGAAGGAGACGAACAGACCAAGTACGCAGAGACTGCTAAGAAAGCTGCCGGACCAAGGAAAATGGTCGGAACGACACAAGTGCTCGACAAGGAAAATAAGATCGCAGCTAACGTGCTGCGCGTGAGTACTGACAAGTTTTCGTCGTGGGCTATTGCAGTTGACAACCGACATATGATCGTAAATAAGCACTTTCTCCTGCAGGCGGGAGGGGTGTTTAGAGTCCAGTTGCGCAGGCGTGACGGGACTGACGGGAGTATTGTCGCTGTTAACTACCAGAACTGCTGCTACGACTTCGGAGATAACATCGATGTTATGCTCATCCGACTTACAGGCGTTAATCTCGACCATGTCCGGTCGATCAAGCACTTACTTATGAGGAAGGCTGCCTGGCAGGCACTACCTGAGAATTTTCAGGCGCACGACTGGCAGGGTCGAGAACTTCCCGTTGGGAAGATTCCCTTTCGCCTGAACGATCCTACGTGGAAAGATCACCCTGCGTGGCAGGTTTATCCAGGAAAGATGAACTATGTCACTCAGCAGGGGGACTGTGGACAACCGTACTTTGCTAGTACAGTCACTCAGAATCCTTTTTTCGGAATACATAGCGGTCACGTTGAGTCGCGCTCTTATGCGTGTATTACTCCGATCATCTACGAGGATATCGTCTCTGCTATGGAACAGTTGGCCGTGAAGCTCGGCTCAGCGACCGTTATAGCCGACTACCGCCTCCAGGGGTGGGAAAAGACAGGAGAAGAAGTCACCGAGTTTGACCTCGGTCATTTGGAGTTACTTGGACAAGGAACTCTGAACGGGGAGAAGTTGAACGCTGGTAGCGTTCCTACGACGGATTTTATCAGATCTCCGCTCCAAAATGATGAGTGGGACGACAGTTACTGTCCCTCCATCAAGCGAACCGTCGTGGTTGAAGGAGTGCGTATTGATCCACTGTTTAGTGGAGCTCAAAAGTATGAGCTTAATCCTAATACTATTGACACGCTGGCTATAAGCGTTTGTGCCGCGGAGTACTGTAAAGAGGTACCGCACGGGGCTGGACGCATCTTGACTGATGCTGAAATGATGAATGGTTATGGCGAGATGGGAAAACTCGTCACCAAGACTTCAGCCGGAATAATCACCAAGTACATTAAGAAGGAGGATCTTTTTGACAAACAGCCAGGTGCTGTTGTTGATGGCATTACCGCCCCTGACACATTAGTGTGGAGCGAGAAAGCGTCAACCTTCGTCATCCCTCTGTACGGAAAGACATTCCGCGCTCATTTTGAAGAAGCATGCGGACTGTGTTCTGTTGGTATCAAACCGGATGTTATTTGGGTCTCAACCCTTAAGGACGAACTTCGGCCAAAGGAGAAGGCCAAGAAGGGAAAGACTCGAGTATTCGAGAACCCGGACGTAACTTATACGTTGTTGGTTCGCAAGTACTTTGGGCACTTCATTCAGTGGTTCAAGGCGAACCGCGGCTTTAAGCTCCACCATGCCATCGGTATCGATCGCGAGGTGGCGGCTCCTGAGATTTATGAAGGTCTTAAGTGGAAAGATAGAGTTTTCGACGTGGACTACAAGAACTTCGATGGTTCGGTTCACCCCGTACTCTTCGAGTTCTTCACGAAGGTGACAGACTGGTATTATGGTCCAAAGAACCGCTCCGAGCGACACGTTATCATTGACGTGCTGCGTAGCTCACTCCATTTAGTTGGAGACACTCTCTTTCAGTCCTCACAAGGAAACAAGAGTGGTAATGCGATGACGGATGTCTTTAACTCTGTGTGCAACGCAGGGCTCGTGTACATGTCTGTGTACATTGCCTATCGAGATGTCTCCATGGTGCGTGCCGAGCTGCCGTTCATTACGTATGGTGATGATCTCATCGCGTCAGTGTCTCCGGATTTGGAGGAGTTTAACCGAGTCTGGTTCGCTCAGTTCGCGAAGGCGTTGGGTCTCGTTGTGACAAGTGCAGATAAGGGAGCAGAACTTACACCGTTTACGGAAATGAAGGACGCAACTTTCCTCAAGTCAAGTTTTATTGAGGGCACACCGTTCCGCTTTCCACTTCCAGTGGAAGTCATCCACCGCGAGTTGCGGTGGGAACGAAAGCAGAACAAGGGCGATAATATCGTCTTGAAGCAGCGGATAGTGCAGGCCCTTGATATGATGAGCCATCATTCTGAGGAGAGCTATAGCACCTTGGTGCGTCAGTTGACCGCCAGTGGATTCGGTGATTGGTGTGAGGGGAGTTACGCGTGGCGTTCAGAACGCCTGCGAGCGAAGCAGATTGCGTCGAGTTTGACTGACTCACCGTTCGATTATGCACGTCATGAGCCTGTGGATCTTGAAGAGCTGGTTGGTGAGAGTCAGTTTGACTGCCGACCGCGAGGACAGCCCCCGCGTCTTGACACTCTAGCCTTTATGGCCTGTGAGCGACGTCTCAGACCAAATCAACCAGACGCGTGGAACTGCTCGCGTTTGGATCCTGATCCGTCAATGTTCGGGCCTCTGAGCATGGAGATTGCTGGGCCTAGTGGACCCTTCTTTCGTGTACCACCAGTGCGTAGTTTTGCACTTTTGAATGTGGCCGTTAGTGGCGTTCCTGCCCGGCGTGGTGTTATCCAAGTACTCGCGAAAGGAACGTGGCGCATCATTCCGGGCGAGATCGTCAATGTGACGCGACCGTATGCTCGTGTGACAGGGTGGGACGACATTCTCTTTCGTCCGTTGTCGATGGAGCGTTGGGCGGCAGAGACGCCTAACTTTAATTACGCCGCGAATTTGGAAACCGTGGCGTATTGTCCCCAGTTGGCTACGGCTTACGTGGGGTGCGATGTTTTTGCTGAGCTTCAGCTCAACCGAGGTTATATGAGGGAGCTCCGGGATGGGTACCTCGACGACGGTATGTTTCGCAGTATAACTCAGCGAACTATCGTACACTTCGGTGGACCGACGTTAGTTCTCACGGCGGCTAGGCCCCGTGGGCCCATCGGTCCTTTTCATCGTATTTATGCTACATTACTCGTCCGCAAGGTGGAAGACGTAGCGATGTCGTTTGATGTCGTCACCATGATTCGTGATCGTGCTGACGAGTACTTCCGCGCTTTGTGCGTGGAGGAAGGGACCCCTGTGTAGTTCCGTATGTATATAGCGTTCTATTGGTCTCGCTAGAAAGACCTCATCAAACTACTAATTTTAGGATTTGTTTTATCTGTTGATTAACGTAATTTTGTCACACTAATACACGTTCGCATGAGACCCTGGCTCATTATGACAACAGGGGGTTACATTTTGTGTTTTGTGGTGTCCTTTGCTTGTCACACTCGTTTGGCGAGTCGGTCTGGGCTGAATCCCAGGGTGGCGATCGGAGAAACCGTGACCCGCCTCCTAATCAACTTACCCATATATGTAATATGTATACGAGATGCTGTCTCTAACAGCGCGACTTTTAGTTTTAGGTCACTCGCATAGTGCAGTCTTCGAGCCAGCTGCCCATAGTAAATACCAAGGGCTCGACACCTTATTTTCTATTTAACGTTTTTTACCTTTCGTTATAGATAGTATTGTTTAATTTAAAACTATTCGCTTAATCGTAATTTAATTAGGACGAATTCGCTGAGAGACCGGCCCGCAAAATTTATTTGTAAGTCGCGCGTTTCGAGGTCACAGCTCAG